CGAGCAGCCCATAAGGAGGCGAAGAAGTGAGTCGTAGACGTACACTAAGAGGGCTTCTTGCCGGAAACGAACTTCGACGTCTGGTTGTCGATGATGGCAGACTTAACCATGGTTACATTGTCAAAGAGTTTCATGTTTGGTCGTCATCACTCTCAGGTCAAAGAAACCCTGAGTTTGTTCTTTCTCTGAATGAGACTACACCGGATGGATGGAGGGCTGACATCACTGGACAAATTGGGTGGGCTGGAATGATCGTCGATCTTGGCGGTGTTGAATCATTGCAAAGTTTCTCTCTTATTGATCCTGATCACGTTGTGCTTCGAGATTTGTACGTTAAGTCTATTAGCGCGGATGGTGGGAATTACATGGTTGTTCTGGAAACAATTGACTTGACCGAGAATGAAACAATTCTTACTTTGATTAAGGAGGACTTTAATGAGTGATAATTCAATTGAAGAAGTGAAAACAGCAACACGAATCGAACGGTTCGCTCAATGGTTGATGACACGTGAGGAACGACGTGGATCCAAAGAGACAAATCTTGACACGTTAGTCAAACTAAACGTGCTCGTTTCTTTTCTCACTTTGGCTATGGTCGGTGGGATCGATGCTGTACGCGCTGCTGTAATGTTCATCCCTTACTTTTAGGCCTAAATGGATTCCAATCGGAACAGTAACTTACGTCGGATTGTCCGCATATGCGACATGTCTTGATTAATTCAATTACCATCATCTCAAACCCTGGGTGTTCACGTTCTTCAATGTCCATGTGTTCTTGGTCATCGTATTCCATCACGTAACATACGTAGTAATCATCGTTGGCTTGTACGTAACAATCTGGCAACTGATCGTCTTTCATACGCGGTACGCCTCCTTATTCCAATTCAAAACGATGAACTCTCCGCATGATTTACAAATAGTCCAAGGTTTTAGAGTATTGTGCTTTTCACAAACAAGACAAATACCTTCTTCTCTGTAATTCATTGATACCACTCCGGCCACTTTCCTGTTTCTTTCCAAATCTTGTCAGCCATGAGGTCACGCTCACGTCGTTTCTCATCGCTCTCAAGCAACTTGGATCGAACCCATTCAGAGAAGTTCGGTATGTTCGCTGCTAAATCTGCTGTCTCCTTGCATAATGATATGGTTTTGATTACCCTCATATTACTATCCAAGTGCATTGTAAATAAATACCTATCGGAAAATTTGGTGGAGGCGTAGCCGAAACTGTCTGTTTAGTGGTTTGGTGTGCGTTTAGCGATAGCCTATCAGCCCCGATAACCTGCTCGCATTAAACAAGCGAGCCGCCCCGTCGTATATGTAATGTCTTAATATCGCTGATCCTGTTGTCTGTTAGCGGCTTCGCCGCGGAGATGGGCTGCAGATTGCAGGGGGTCGCTCAAACGGTTTACTTTATACACCGTCGAGGTGTGGCAAAGGCATGGCAAAGACAGACAGTTTTTTTGTGAGAGGCTTAGTAAAAGATGACGGAATAAATTTTGCTCAAGCATCAATTGATCTTGGGGCTTACGTAGATGCACTTGGTAAAAGCGTACTCAGAATTCACAATGTATCGCATCGATGGACCACATTGGGTAACAACACACCATACCCGGGACCCGGTAATTTAGGTTCCTCACAATGGCAACTTACTACACAAAGTCAAAGCCAAATAGTTGATTTCCTTGACAAATCACTTATCGCCTCTGGACATATTGACGTTCAATGTGGTGGAGCAGTACCAGCAGACGTAATTATGATTAACGACTCTGTAGACATTAGCCCACAACAATTTACCAAGGGTTACTTAGTTGGCGTTGAACAAATCTACATTGGCTTTGATCAGGATGCTCTTGTCTGTACTGGTGCTGAAGTCATTCTTGAATGCACTGTTGAAACTCTATCCCAGTCTGCAGCAATGGCACTCGCCCTCTCCCAACAGTGAGGTGTTTACTCTGGATCAAGAACAAAGCAAGCGCCTTGGGCAATTGCTCTCAATGGGTATTCCTCTACCTATCGCCTATCCTATTGCACTTGATCCTACACAAGCCAAGGCAGGTCTTGCTGCAGGCACTGAACTCTTTGTCTCTGGAGCCAATACCGCGCTCGACGCAATCGCTGAGCCAAAGAAAGCCAAGCGTAAGGTGTCAGCATACAACCGACGTTACAAAGCAGCCTTCAAGAAAATCGCTCCTAAGCACAAAACCAAGAACGGTAAGTGGAAGACTGGCGGATTCAAGCGTGCTGTTCGAGCAGCCCATAAGGAGGCGAAGAAGTGAGTCGTAGACGTACACTAAGAGGGCTTCTTGCCGGAAACGAACTTCGACGTCTGGTTGTCGATGATGGCA